CGGAGCGGCTACAGTCGCATTCTTACTAAACACTTATCCATTTCCTGAAGAAACCAGTGATGCTGCTCAGATAAACAGCTATCAAAACATCCTTGGTGACGCGAGGCCGTTAGTGCTTCACGAAGGTCAGGGATTAGTCGTTAAGCAAGGTTCAGTAGCCAGCGTCGGTAGCTTCACATTTATAGTCGTCTTTGAATTAGAGAGTCCACAATAATGGACGTTAAATTATCTGGTTACATTGAACGAGCGACCAAACTTAAGGAGGGCGAGATTGAGTTTGTTATATCTACAGACGATTGGGACGCTTATGGCGAACGGATACTGCCTGAGGGAATTGACTTTAAAGACTATAAAAAGAACCCGGTTGTACTTTGGGCACATGATGGTTTTAACTTGCCAATCGCCAAAACGACTAAGATCTGGCAAGAAGGTAAAAAGACTATGGCCCGGGCTATGTTTAACATGGCGGATAACTTCCCAGCTAAAGTCTATCAGTATATACTTGATGGTTTTATCAACGCCGCTTCAATTGGCGGACAGGTCGTTGACTGGGCAGAAGATGGAGTGACGATTACTAAGCTGATCATGAAAGAATGGTCAGTTGTAGCGGTACCAGCTAACTCTAAGGCTGTAGTAGCTGCCAAGTCCTTTAGTAAAGACCAGAAGGTTGAGCTGAGCGGACTGGCTAGAGCTTATGCCCGCAAGGTTTTAAGTCATGGAAACGATGAAGTGTTAAGTCAAATTAAAGTTCTTAAAAGTTTAGTTGCCACTCTTGAGGAAGTAGCTCTCAGCGAACCCAGCGGAGAATCGGCTAAAACAATCCGGGTGATGCTGCGGGGAGCGCAGGCGGTTGATCATCAGACGGAGAAGCTCATAAAAGTTGTAAAAAAGGAAATTACAAATGAGTGATACACAAACCAAAGACACGAAAGTGATTGAGGTTGACGATCAAGTCATTGACGAAGTGGCCGCTAAGGCTACTGAAGCTGTTGAGAAGACTCTTAGTGAGAAGATCGCTGAGATCAAAGTCCCAACGGCTGATGAAATCGCCGATGCCATGATCACGAAAACCGAAAAGGTTGACAAGAAAGCCATTCACGACGACAACGAGGAAGCCGGTAAAACGGACGCCAAAAGGACTCTCAAGACTGGTTTTGACGCTCTATCAAAAGAGCGCAAGTTCACTAGAGGCGTACTAGCTGCCAAGCGCGGTGATGCGGTTGGTCTAGCTGAGTACAATGATTGGTCTTTGAAAGAATGGCGTGAGAAAGCCGACTATCAGAATGTCACCACGGCAGCTGATGGTGGGGCTTTAGTCCCCGATCCTGAGTTCATCGCGGAGATTGAAAGATTGACCGATGAGTACGGGGTTGCTTCTCGTCTATGTGATGTTCGTAGGACTGACCGTGATTCAGTAACTCTATTAGCCGGTACCAACGAGGTATCGTTTAATAGTGCCAGTGAAGCCACGGCTGTTAACGCTCAAAAGCTGACCTACTCAGCCACCACGGCTGCACTTCTGAAGTACATTGCTACTCTAGTGATGACTTCGGAGCTGATTGAAGACTCAGCAATTGACATCTGGACTGATGCGTCTAACGAGATTGCCCGAGCTAGAGCTAAGTTGTTTGACAACCTAGTCTTTACCGATGCGACCTATGGTCTGTTATATGCTCCTGATTCGGGTGAGGCTTACAAGACTCACTCAGTCGGTACGGCGATTACGGACTTTAGCTTTGACGACGCCATGACTTCAGCTTACAAGGTTGTTTCTAGCGCCCGTCGGGCTGGCCGGTTCTTCATGCACCCAACGGTCTGGAACACGCTACGTCAAACTAAGACTGGTGACGCGGCTAACAGTGCAGCTAACTACTATGCTGGACCTCCGCTACAAGCACCTGTCCCGACGATTGACGGCTATCCAGTTGAGTTAGTTGATGTTCTCCCGGCTACCGGCGAGATCACGGCTAACGAACCGTTTGCGGTGTTCGGTGATCTCAATAGGATCAAGCTACACGTTAAAAGACTCTTAGAAACTAAGGTCTTTGACTCAGGTGTTGTAAAAGACGCTGGCGGTGCTGACATCAACCTGATCACCCAAGACTCTTGGGCTATGCGGGCTACCTTACGCTGCATACCTCAGACTAGGTTCCCGGGGGCATTCGTTATCCTCGGAACTGGTACGGTATCTTAACGCTGAAAGGATAGAGCATGGCTAACATAAGTAACCTCAAAGTTGCTGCTGGAAGCCTGGTTACCTTTGGCGGCGTTGACTTAGGTCATCTCGTTGATGGTACTGAACTGGTAGTTGAACGTGAGTTTGTTGAGGTTAAATCTGACATCTATGGGAGCACTCCAATAGATTATGTTCTAGTCGGTCAGAAGGCCACGATTAAACTTAAACTGGCTGAGATCATACCCGGTACGTTGTCCTATCTTCTTCCTGAAGCAGACTACGACGCCGGTTCGGCTGACGACCAAATACACATTGGTACGAAGCCTGGCTACTCTTTGAGAAATGATGCGCTCCAACTCATCATTACGCCTCAAGGTGGAAACTCTGATGGGAACTTAACCATCACTCTGTTTAAGGCCGTCTCGGTTGGTAATGTTTCGGTAGCTTATAAGATTGACGAGCAGTCTGTTTATGACGGCGTTGAGTTTGTCGCATTAGTTGACGAATCACGCGCTGCCACAGACGGCCGCTTGCTTGGTCGTATAGGTCCAG